CGCATACTTGCATACCCTCGGCATCGGTTCCCCATTGCGTACATAGGTGGCCTATTTCCACTACGCAAGAAACGAGGTCTTGGTTCCAGACGAGTTCTACCCCTTCGGGTGTTGTTACTTCTGTTTGGATTGCTGCTTTGGATGTTGCCCAGTCAGCAAAGGCGTACTTACGGAATATCATAACGTGGTGAGTTCTGCCAGTTCGGCGTTTGTTAAAGCGGAAGTAAACTGCATATAATTATTAATTTTAAGACCACCCTTGTATCCAAAGTAAACCGTTGTGTCTCCTAAAAATACCTCACTTTTAGTACCTACCGCTGTATAGGTAGCCGATTCTGTGTCTTTTTGCACTCCATTAACATAAAGGGCAAGGTCGCCACTTTTATACCTAAATGCTACTTTCAATCTTTGATTTAATCCATATCCAGTTGCATTCAAGCCTATGGTGTCAAACGTACCGTTACCAAGAAAAATAGAAGCAACTACTTCGGTAAGATTAAATTGTATGGCAACCGTGCTTATTGTGTTACCTGCCTTATTGTTATTGTAAACATTAATCGCTTGAAAAGCCGCTGGGTCTGTTACCTCAAAGTCAACAAATACAACTCCCTCCGATTGGCCTATTAAACTTGAAATACCAGTTTTTGCCGCAAGGTCTGCCCCACGTGTTGCGGATGCTGCAAGGGTTGGTATGTAGGATGTTGCGTAGGCTCCTGCTTCAACTTGTGCGCCCCAAACGTAGTACAACTGGCCTGCAACGCTATCGCTTGAAGTAAATCCAAACTCAATTCCAAGTACCACGGTTGAAGAGGTAGTACTAAAAGTATCGGAAAAAGTTAAACGCTGCCAGCTTCCGTTTAAGGTGTAATTACTTGTTCCTTTAATTTCCGTATATCCGTCACGGGCTAAAAATAATTGTACTTTTTGGCCTGCTGCTCCCTTAACGTAAACTGAAGTACTAAACGCCTGTACTGCCAAGGTGCGAGTAATACGGGTGTGAGCATCACCGCCAGAGGTAGTAACTGCAAACTTATCGGCTCCGTTATATCCAGCGGGGTCAAGGGTGTCGTTACTATTTGCCGTGTAAGTTACTATTGATTCACTACCGCCGCTAAAGCTTTCGCTATTTGTCCAAAGGTTCGTCCGCTGCGGTTCCAGCAACAGGCGAGGACAACTGCTATTTGTGTAGTCAAGACGGGGTACGTTAGCAACTGGGCCAACACTTACCGCTGCGGTGGTGGTGGGGATGTAGTCGGTGGCTATGTCGCCCGTTTCAATTTGCGCTGATTGAATTAGGATGTTGCCGCTTGCTCCGCTGGTATCATTATCAGCGTCAGCAACCCAAATGTTAAAGAAAGTAAATGATGCGTTACCGCTTATTGAGCAGCGGTACCAGCCATTGCCGACGCTAGTAATTGCAGCGGTGGTACTACCTCCCGTGCTTCCAACGGCTCCAGTACCTAAATTAAAATAAGCATATACTCCAGCGTCCGAACTTGCCAAACGCACCCAGCTATCCGTTCCCGCCTTTGCATAAATACTAAACGTGGCCGAGCCACTAACTGTAAGCACTTGCCCAATACGTCCGTTTGCAGCCGTCTTTGATAAAAGCCAAGCGTTTGTAGTTCCGTCATAGCCAGTTTGTCCGCTGGTTTCCGTGCTATCATCGTTTGCCCAAGTGGTGCTAAAGGTATTACTTTGCAGCACCAAATTTGTGCGTACACGCTCTATAAGCCCCGCAGAATTTACACGGGTAGCCGTATCTCCTGTGCGGGTGAACGCTAAATCACCGCTGCCGTCGGTAGGTTTCTCGGCATATACCTTGCTAGTTTTGTATCCGCTTGGTATTACTACCAAACTTGCATCGTCGTAGAATGAACTCATCAGTTAAAATTTAAGGCGTCAATTGCATTTACCAAACACTCGTAACCTTCGGTGGTTCCGCTATCGGCGGCTACACGAGCAACATACGCATCCGCATAAATATATGCGTTACCAAAGCAAGTAGGTACGTCACCTATTGCCCGTGTATTGTAGTCCTCATCTCCCCAGTTACTGGAGCAGTAGATATTACCCCACCCGATGCTATTTGCCATTTTCCAGGTACTTTTTTAATTTAATTAGATTCTCGCTTTTCACTTTATAGCACCCACGAGGCCGGGCGGGAATCTCGGTCTGGGTAGATGTCTTCGTTGACGTTTTCATTGTATTCCGGAAACAAGGATTGGTTGAAGCTCATATAGTCGATAAAACGCTCGGTATAATACTTGGCTATCGTGCGTTCCTTTTCAACTAAATAATCAATTTCGATTTTCTCCGCATTAACGGAGTTTTCGCTCGTATGCTTATATACGCCTCCGTTAGCAACCGTGTAAGCAGCAAACGGCAAGTATTCCACTAACGCCCAATGGATAAGCATCGGCTGTACGTAATCAGTTACCAAGGATAGGTAATTACCCGCAAGCGTATTGGCGATAATATCCGAGGAAATCTTATCGTACAATTTCGTACCCGTGTAATTCTGAATGTGAATCTCTTGGGCAATCTTGATAAATTGAATAAACTTATCCGTATCGACGTTACCGGAAATAACCGTATTGCGTACAATATCCTCACGCTTGATAAAAAGAGCCGTGGCCATTATTTACGAGGTTTTAAGAATCCTTCATTTGGCATATCTACTGGACGCTTTGCAACCTTTGGGTTATTCGTCTCTGGCTTGACGCCTGCCTTACGAGCTTGGTTTACCGATACGTCTGCATTCGGGTTTTTAGCGTCTGGAGTTACGCCTTCGGCTTTTGCTAAATACGTCTTACGCATCCAAAAATGGTGGCAACGTGCGCCTCCCTTGTAGAGCCATATATCGTATGTTGCTGCGCCACGAGGCCCGAATCCAGCGTTAACTTCCTGCTTACGCATACGCATAATATCCTCCTTGCGGTAGACCTTCTTTGCGTTTACCATTAACTTACAGAACTCACGGCTATTGGTCTTGGTGGTTCCTGGAGCGTAGGAGTAACGAATCTTGTACTTACGTCCGTCTTTGGTTTCACCGTCTTGGTCAGACTTTGCGTTTGGGAATGCCTCACCGGTCTTTACTTTGGGGCTTTTAGCAAACTGCAAAATAGAATCCAAATACTCCTCTTGCTCGTAGTCAACGGGACGCTCGTCCACCAACTCCCATTCGTCCAAGTCCTCATCTTCGCCAAATTCATTCAACGCCTCAAACATTCCGTTAAGCACTTCGTCGCTCACGTCGGCAGAAAATCCAAACCCGCTGCTTTCAACACCGGTAGATTCCTCAACAATATCCGAAGGGGCAACTACGTCCTCCTTAAACTCCAACGGCTGCAAGGTCTTAAAATAGACGTTTAGGGACGCTCCGTTAAAAGATAGGACTGTTTCTACCGCATCGAGTAAAACCTCTTGTAAAGGGCGGATAACGATGTTATCGAACAGAATAGAAGCGGTCTTTAATTCGTCGGCGTTATTACCAAGTCCGGTTTGGTCTTTAATGCCCAAAAGCATCGGGCTTGTTACCCGGTGGCCTACCATAATCTTCTTGGTGCATTCCTCGGAAAGGAATTGGTACTGCTCGCTTGCGTCCGATAATTGTACGGGTTCGATTGTTGCTGCGAGTTCCTTGTTATCGTTAAATGCAAGGATAAACCGACCCGCATTCGAGCTACCGGAAAACTTATCGGCAATACGTGCCTCGATTAACGTCTGCTCGTCCTCGGTAGGTGTGCCGTTGTTAAAGTTAATCAGCATAGACGGCGCAAGCCCGTTTTTGATGTTGCTGATGTGGTAATTGGCTACCTCCTCCTCTAATTCGGCATACGGAAGTGAACCTTGGTAGTCCGTTGGGGCGTAGTAATAGTATCCTGCTTTGTAGGGCTTAATGTAAAGAATCTCGATTCCCGCTTTGCTCATCCCAAAGGCATCAATGCGTACCGGGGTCTCTTTGCGTTGTGCTACCCTATCCCAGCTCTTTGCGTAATAGTATGCTGGGATAAACCCTTCTTCGTTGCATTTTTCAGCACGCAGGGTTTCAACGGGTATGTGCTCAACCTTTACGATTCGGGAATGGTCTTGGTTGTAGATAACTTGGATAGCAGCGTTGCCCATCATTTTGAAGTCGGAAACAACCTTCTTCATACAATCCTTGGTGAACAAGGACATAAGCATTGCGTACTCGTCTGGCTTTTGTGCGGCGTCTGTTGCTGCAAGACCCTTGCCGTAAATCATATCAATAACCCCATTAATAATAGCGTTGTTGGTAGGACTTCCGTTGTACCGGTCAATTAAGTATTGGAAATAATCGTTACCATCTCCGTACTCAATCCAGTTCTTTCCACTAACCTCCTTCACCTGCGGTTTAACGTAGGAGTTCAAGGCCATAAATCTTACATTGCTCATATAATTACGAACGTATTATCTCCTGCGGTTTCTTGGTCGTACACCCCGGCGTTCACGGTGAACTTCTCAAAGTTAGTTTGGTCGGTGCAGAATACCCGGCCTCTGTATATCAAATTTACGCCACTAAACACCTCCAATAGATAAAAGTTTTGTGCCTTCAAAGTCCAAGCAGCATTCAAGGTCATATACCCGTTTGCGCTTGTAGGTGCGATTGTTTGCGTTTGGGTGGTATTGGTAGATTCGTTCGTTAACCGTGCCGATACAGAAGCAGGAAACGAGCGAGGGATGATTTGCAAATTTTGCGCTGTTGCGCTTGTAGTTAAAATGTTCATCTTACAAATAACTCGTTTGTTGCTTTTTGTTTTAATTAAAAAAGCCACCCCGAAGGATGGCTCTCTTAAATTGACCTTGTTCTGGGTTATTGGCCTCCGTACATTTTACGCATACCATTGATGACTTGACTCAAACGCTGAATCAATTTAACGGAATCTCCCATATCTGGGATTTGGTTATAGTCGGTAATGCCAAGTTGCTTTGCGTCTGCAATAGTAAAAGACAAATCGCTATCGATTGCATCTACTCTTGCTTCTGCTGATTTTAATGCCTGCAAAAACTTTTGCTGCGCTGAATTGATGGTATTCTCCATAGAGCGGAGTTCGTCATCAATCTTTTTCAACGAAACCAACGCTTGTGCTGGTTTGATTGCTGCTAATTCTACCTTTCGGGATTCCATCCCGTTCATAATCTTTAATGCCTTTTCCATAGGTCATTAAAAATCGGAACCAGTTACAATAGTCGAAATACCAGCGGCAGACAAAGTGCCGTCCAAGAAGTTAGCAGGAACCTGCTCTTGTCCGTTCAGCGTCAAGGTGTAACCGGAAAGGTCTCCCATAGCAGCACCGGTAACAATAGTTCCTCCGGTTACTTCGCAACCGTGTTCCAAGCCAGCAACAAAGTAGTTACCATTGTAGTCCTCAACGATTACAATCGGACGTCCGTAAGCCATCAACTTGATTTCCTTGTTTGATTGCTTGCTCAATTTGTGCAAGGTCAAGTTTAAGGTTTGGTCAAAGAACGTAGTTCCGTTTTCACGGCTGGAGGTTACCGCTTGCTCGAACGAGGAGTTACCCTTCAATTCGTATTTGTAAGCCGTTAAACCGCTTCCCAGCGTATCGATAGCGTCTGTATTGGTAACGTCGTAAGTTACCGTCAAGCTCTGATAATTCAGAAAGTAAACCGCTGTGATTCCACCTACAACGTCCTTGCAGGGTTCAATGCGGCCAAGGGAAAGTGCACAAGCCATTTTGTTTTGTTTTTATGGGGGTTAAAAAAGAAAGGGGTGGGGCGTCATTACACCACCACCCCTATCAGGATTTTTAAGAACGATTAAGCTCCGTAGTAAACGATTTCGCTACCGATTCCGTATTGGATACCTGCGCTCATACGCATAATCAAGCGGAAGTTTTGCGAGCCGTCGATGTCGGCCATATCAATCAAGCGAACCTCGTTCTTGTCGCTCAACAAGCCAGTTCCGAAGAACAAGTTTGACTTCTGTGCAGCAACGATTTTGTTTGAAGGCAAACCTTCGGCCAAAGCAACCTTGATGCCGTCGAAGTACAAATCTTGTGAACCGTACCACATAGTTCCTTTATTGTCAACACCGTTAGCACCTACTCCGGAAGCGGCGAAGCCACCCAAAGCACGTACATACGCCTTGGCTACGTTCTGTGGAACGAACAAGGTCAAGTCCTGCTTGCCGTACAAGGCAGAAGGGATAGCGTCAACTACCTTACCCAATTCAGCGATTACGTTAGAAGCAGTAACGGTCGTACCGGTTACGTCTACAACGTCAGAATCAGCAGCGAACAATACGGTAAATCCGTCGAACTGGCCAGCAGAAGCGTTAACACCAGCCCAGATATTTTGCTCGATACGAGCAGCAACCTTCTCGGCAGCGTAAGCTACGATGAAGTCAGTAAAAGAGGCAGGTACATTCTTGAATGCAGAGTAACCCATCTCAACGGCTTGCCAAGTTTGCTCGAAGTCCTTTTTGCACATTTGCAAGTTAACTTGGAACTCCTCGGTGGTCAAGACCCGCTCGGTCAAAGTAACGGTAGATGTAGGGTCGAAGTCGCAAGTAGCGTTCTTCAAGATGTCGTCAGTACCTACCTTTTGGATAACTGATTTGTAATACACGTTGGGCATTACCTCGATAAGACCTTTGTCCAAGGTCGGTGCGCTCAAAAGAGCGGCGGCAACGTATTTACCGGCAAATTCGCCAGCATACGAAGTAGTGATTGAAGTATTCGTGGGCATTGTTTAATTGATTTATTTGTTAAGACGTGCGAGAACTCGGTCAATAGCAGTCTCCGGTGCGTTCTGTGCGAGGTTAACTCGTGCAGGTGCAGGGGCTGCTTCTGGGTTGTGGCGGATGGGCATAGCGGCGGGCATATCCGAGGACATCTCCTGCTTCTTCTTTGCCATTTCCTCCTTAATAGCGGACATTTCTGCACGCATTTCTTCAATGAGTGGCATAACCATCTCCTTGATTTTGTCTTCCATCGTTGGCTCTACGGCTGCTTCAACCTCGATTTCAACGGATGGCTCTTCTTCTACCTCGGCTGTTGCTTCTTTGATTTCACCGATAACACCTTCTTCAGCTACCACAAGAATGCGGCCATCCTCCATTTCGTACTCACCGACTGGGACAGCGATACGGTCTTCCTCTGATACGATGAAAATGGGTTGGCCTGCCTCAAATGATTCAGCTTCCAAGACGGTGCCGTTATCGAGCTTGGCTTGCGCCAACTCAACTTCGGAGGTCTCAACTGCGGACAGTTCGGCAAAGAATTTTTGGAAAATTTCTGTTGCTTTCATACTCGAAATAATTGATTAGTTATTGATTGTTACATTTTTATACCGGAACCTTCACGGTAACGCCTACGCCTTGTGCTTGGAGGGAACCATCGCAGCACTTCGAGGAATAGGTGTTATCCTTGCAAAGGCATCCACGCTTGCCCCCTTTGGGGGAGGAACGGCTTGGGGTCTTTTTCATAGTTTGCCTAATTCTTTAAGTTTAGATTCTGCCCAACGCTTGGCGGCAAGTCCGCCCCATAGCAAATAGGAAATAGTACCGCACGCTTGCGTATCGTTCTCGTCGTAGTACGCTTCCGCACGGGATAGGTACGAGTGCATACGGGTAATGGTTTCTACGCTGATAGGTTTGCCGTCGGCAAGTTGTTGCGCCCGAATCTTGCCAACTGCCGTAGCGCATTTATTACCGCCCTTCTCGTTTAGTTCGATTCCACGCTTGGCGTTATTGCGTACCGCTTCTGGGTAGTCGGTGTACGATTCCATCTCGATTCGCTTCTTGCTCTTTAAGCGGCCATCCTTTTTAATCTTGGCAATAATGTTAGAAAGCATAAACTCTGCTTCCTCCTCCTCGATGCGTTCAAGGTGCGATTCCATTTGCATCTTGTCAACGAAATACCCCTCAATAGAAAAGCCCTTAACTCGTCCGGTCTTAACGTAGTTATTCCAAATATCCTCGTTGTTGACTTTCATTGATACCATCCAAGTACCTTCGGGCAATTCCATTCCGTAGATAGCCGTCTTGTCTTTTTGCGGGTCTTCAACAATCCAAGATTCTACCACAGACAAACCGCTTAACTCTGCGGCGTGTTCGAGCGTAGTGTTGCCCTGATAACCACGCATCAAAAACAACTCCGATGCCTTGCGTACCGTCTCCTTTGAAAAGTAAACGTAAAACTCCTCACCGCCTTGGTTGCGGTAGATTGTTTTGTTTGGGATAAGGGCTGCACCCATAAGGATACGCTTCTCCTCGTCCTGCGCTTTGAACTCTACTTCGTACTCCTTTGCAAGGGTAATAAAGTTCTCCTCAATCGCTGGGTGTTCAACGATGGAAATAGCGTTGATGCCGTTTAGTCCTTCGGTTTCTTCGAGGACAAGTTCAATTACTTTTTTCATTTATCCGAATGTTGCTGTTCTTGCTCTGCGTCGTGCTAATTGTTGTGCGTTGGTAACCTCACCCGCTACAACGTATGCTTGGATGGGTTGTTGGTTTCTTGCGTTTACGGATTCCGCTAATTGGTTAATTCCAGAACGCCCAACGATATTAAATTGCGGGGTCATCTGCGATTCAGCAGGCGAACCGAATCCACCTCCACCGGTATCAATGTTTGTATCTGGGGATTCAAATTGTGTTCTTGCGATTGTTGCCACTTGCGCCCCGGCAAATGCTGCGGCAAGTCCTGCTTGTACCAACGGGTAACCGGGGAAGACGGCAGTAAACGGTGAGGCTTGTGCGGTCTTGTATGCGTTTTGTACCGCCTCCACTCCGGAAACAACCGCTGATGCAAGGGAAAGTTTCTTCTGAAATTCGAATTGGCGTTTCTTTGACGCCTCATCTTCTCCTGCAAATGCTGCTGATAACGCACCTATTGCGGCAAGTCCGTCTTTTGCTAATTGGAATCTTGCTGCTGTAACCTCTTGGTCAAGTGCCTTGCTATCCCGTGCGTATTGAGCATCCGTCTGTGAACGCTCATTCATTAACTGCAAATAAGCATCGTATGCCTCTTGTTGCGCTACCGTACCCTCTGCTGCGTTTGCCAATCGTTGACGGGCAATCTCTATTTCTACATCAAGAATCTTAACCTGCTGGTTGTATTCATTATCTAACGCCTTACGACGATTCTCCTCAATGCTTGATATAGTTACGTACTCACCCTCAATAATTTCTCCGTTCTTTTGGATTAATTCGTTGTACGTTATCATTTCCCGATTAAGGGACATCTGATTCATTAAGAACTCCGAGCGTTGCCCCGCAACACGTTCCTCAATATCTACCAATTCGGTACGGGCTTGTATTAAGGCAACCTCATTCTCGATACTTGGTATTTTAGCGTATTGCGCTTCGGCTGCTGCTACGACTTGCTCAACAAGTGCCCTTTCCTTTTGCAGCTGCTCGGTTAGAATGTCATTTAGAATATCGTTTGCTTCGATTCTTGAATTAATGCTATTGAACTCGTTATCTCGCTCTTGGCGGGCTTGTTCTGCAAGCAACTGATATTCCAACTGGACTTCGGTACGCCGTGCGGATGCTAACGCACCCTGCTTCTCCAATTCCACAATTTCACGGGAATCGGAAATAACGCTACCAAGATTCAAAGCAGTACCCTTGGTGATTGAATCAAAGATTCGGGATACGCTTAATTGAATTGCACCAAGAGCTGTGTTAAAAACGTCTACAACACCTTGGTTAGCCATAAAGGATTCCTTGGCAGCGTCTAATGCAATAGATACAATCGCAAGGTTCTTGGCGCTATTGGCAAGTTCCTTAAAAGAGTTGTTGGTTTTCTCGGTTTCCTTGCGTACACCCTCAGCGCTCTGCTCGGTTTTGTCAAACGCCTTTTTACTTTCTACACCTACGCTATTGATAGAGTTGTTTAACTCCTCAATGCTCTTGGTTAGTTTATCAAGGGTCGAATCTAATTCGGTTCCGTCCCCTTGGATTTTTATAGTTTCGACAACCGCCATTCCTTTAACCCTTCTTGAATTTTATCTTCCGTAAACTTATACGTTCCTTTTGCAATCTCGATTTCGTGGCTAACGCCAACATAGGGTTGGCTATTAAGCACCTCAATCAAATAACTCAAATAAGATTCCCTCATACATCATTTAATAGTTCAAACTCTGCCTTGCCCGTGGTAAGGTTAATCTGTACGTTGTTCACAATCCACTTCTCGCCGTTCCAAATTAACTTGTTTCGTAGGTCGAAGTTTAGAATCTTGCCCAAAGGCAATATAGCAGGAATGCGCACCAATCGACGGGAAGGGTCGTACAAGTCCGTAACATAATCTTTCCAATATACATTATACAACGAATTGTTTACTGATTGCAAAAAGTACGGGTCGAGGTCTGCTCCGTAGTTTGTGGAGTAGGTTGCTGCTGTGTTGGTCTGCTCGTTTGACGAGTTGGTGTAAACGATTTCGTCAACCTCAATAGCCGTGTTACCCGTTATCGGGTCTGGAGGCGTAATAAACGAAATAGTGTTTGCGCTTATATCTAACAACCCGTTAATGTAGAATATAAACGGCTGCCCCAAGTACGTTTCCAATTCACGTGTTACTGAATAGCCCGCAAGCACGTTGGTTAGCGTTCCGGTATTCTCGTCCGTTAACCGGTTAAAAAGCATCTGGTCGAATTGCGGTTGCACCGTCAACTCCTCGTCCGTATCGAATACAAACTCCGAGCGCAAATCGCCATAACCAACGTCGTTAGTTAGTCGGTACTGCTCTCCGGTGATTGCACCCGTTTCGTTGTATTGGAATTGAATCTGCTTGTAAAGTTGCGGACGCTCTACTTGGCTTTCTGTAATATCAAAGTATTGCGACAAGTCAACATCGCCACCTTCGGCATACCAATCTTGTAGCGGCTTTAATTCAAACTCGTTGCTGTTTATTGGTACAATTACCAAATTAAACATCTTACACAACGAGGAAAGAAAGTCGGAAACCTTTTGCTCCGGCATCAAAGACGGAATATCAAGGGTAGCAAATTTTTGTTGGTTTGCCGAATTGTATGCTGATGCGTAAGCGGTGTTCGGCGCAAACGACAATTCAATGTTTATCTCATTAACCGTTAGCGTTACAATCTCATTCGTGGACGGCTGAAAAGCAATATACAGCGTGCTGTTATTTGTTATTGGTATCTGGCTAAAAGTAGTTGTAGCATTCCCGTTTTTCGTTTGTTGCGCTATCAATACGTCATCAATGTACAGACCTACGTTGTAGTTATTTGTATAACCGCCAACGCTTAAATTAACCGAAACATCGTACACGTTACCGGAGCCAGTTGCGCCTTGCGGGGTAAACGTGCTATTGGAATAATCCCACCAATCCGTAAGAATAATGGAGTATGCATCTGGGGCTACCAACTGCGTCCACGTTGTAGCATTGGGAACGTCCTTGTACATATATCCCGCCCGACGATGACACCACATATACAAGTCCTCAAATCCCTCAATACCGGAATCGACTATATTGATACCGTACTTGTTTTCAATAGCACTAATAATTGCCTCAATGGTAATAGCGGGCTTGAGGTCGTAGTATTGTACCCCGTGGTTTTCGTTTACGTTGTGGAAGTGAATGTTATTCGGGTCGTGGTTTCCGTTGTTTGAATCGTAAAACCAAACGTCTTGTGGTGTAATTAAAGGAAATACAACCGGGTAATAATCAAACGATGTAAGACCCGTATAAACAATAGACGGTGATAAATCTAAATTATGCGTTGAAAGAGCTTCAAGGTCGTACAAATAATCCTCACCGAACAAGTCCGTAAGGTTCACCAACAGTCCGTAGAACGTAATATCATAAGCGTAGGGCGCATTTTGGCGCATCTGTACACCTTCCAGTTCAATCGACCCGTAACGGAATAGCAGGCCGTTAATTTCAATGTAGCCCTCGGCACGCAATCGGTAGTCCGCACCACCAACAATATCCGTACGGTAGTAATGCGAGAATATAGCGTTATTCCTTGGCGTTGCTGGAACGCTGAACCCCTGGGTAAAGTCGGTAAAGACCTTGCTTATATCTTGAATGTTTTGAACGGAAAGGTTAATTACAATATCCTCATCCCCGAACATATCAAGTTCCTCGTCCCCTACAAATAGCGTTACCTTATTTTTCATCGAATGTTGTTCCTAATGTTCCAAGCAATCTCAAACGTCAAGGTGTAATTAATCATTTTGGCGTTCACTTCCTTAAAGTATTCAACACCTCCGTCGGTTGGGTTGGCTGTAAACTCCTGGCCGTCGTAAAGAAGCGATACCTTCTCGCTCATTAAAAGCTCACGGATAACGTCATCGTAATTCTCGTCTACCCACCCCGTGTTTACGGTAATCGTTTCTCGGCTGTTGACATCAAAGTTACGGTATTGCAACTGCTGCGTTACGTCGTAAGGACGTGGTAACTGCGGCATATAACTTTCCCTGGTAAACCCACCGCTTCGGGTAGATACCTTAAAGCAAGTAAGGTAATCGCTTACCCCGTACCGGTTAATGAAGGTAACCCTTACCGGGGTGTATTTAGGTTCGCAAACCAACTCGTAATTGTAGTCGGTAGCGTTTTCCTCGTAACCCAATTCGGCAAGTGCTGCACGCAAACAAGCAAACCCCTCGCACGTACCACCGTCGGCTTCTACCCGTGCTTTGTAGTTGACTGCTGCGCTATCGCTAATAAGTGAGATGGTGTAATCCTCAATCGGCTCAACACCCAAGAAAGAATCCACGCTATTCGGGCCAGCGGGAATGTAAACAATCTTTTGGCTTGACTGGGTGCTTGTGTTTGAGAATCCAAGCTCGTCGGATAGAACGTAAAAATAGTCGGTTCCGTTTACGTTGTACAGCACGCCGTTAAGGTCGGTGTTTGCATCGTACAAGGCGGGCAACGACTGCTCGTATCCTTCCATTACTTGAATGGTGCGGTTGGTGATTAAACCTGCACCCGCAACGATACCCCCTGATTGCGTAGTAAAAGGCAACCAGCCATCCGTACATAGGAACGATTGATTGCTTACAATTAGGCCGCTTGCGGGCGTTCCAGCATCCACGTAGTCAGAGGATATAGTGAACTTGCACCATACGTCCTCCGTTGTTGCTGTTTCCCAATCGCTAATCGCATCGTTCTTTAATACGGTGGTAATCTTCTCACGTATTAACTCGCTGATTTCAAAGACAATAGGTTCGTCGTTAATCGAGCTTTTGATTAACGTGTAGTCAGCGGTTGGGCTGCTTGCGCTGCTACCTTGAAAAATACGCAGGGTAAGCGTAGCATTAACAAGGCCGTCGTTAACGGCTGTGCCTTTTGTTAGCGTGATAAAAATCGGAGACCTTGTAAATTGCAACGAGGTCGGATAGGCGGCTATTGGTAGTCCCATTATTTACGTGTGAATGCTTGGAAGTCATCAGGGGTAAGTTCAAACGCTTGTACTATTTCCTGCGGTAGTTTCTTGAAGTTTACTTTGAATGGCGAACTGAAAAAGTAACTCGGCTTGATGCCGTTGTTGTACACCGACTTTGCTATTGCCCATTGCAAGCTCTTGCGTGGAATGAATCTGCCGTTCTTATCCCGAACGCCTTGCAAGCCCTTACGCACTACCCAGTTTGCAAACGCCTTGGGTGGTGGCATCTTGTTGGTGTACTTATATGGCGTGTTAAACTTGCGTTTTACGCCGCTAACACCCTTGTCTTGGTACTCACCGTAGTCCTCCATTGAGAACGTAAGCGAGAATGAGTTTGGGCCAACCGACAAGTCGTAGTCAAGAGAATTGTACAGCTCCTTTGTGCTGTTCTTTTTCTTCTTGGTGAGGTTCTGCTTCGCTTGTTGAATTACACGCTTTGCAAACGTCGTTAATGCGGCTTGTACGAGTTCTTTGCGGCTCATCAGCAAATTGATATTTCCGTATTCGGTACAATCAAGTCAAAGGTCAGGTTCCAACCGGTGAGCAGGTTCTCGAATCGCTCGGTAAACGGTTCGCAAATAATATCCCCTTCGATTTCGTATTTCTCCGTGTACAACGTACCACGGCGTAACTGGGATTGCAATCCGTTCAAGATAGCCAAGGTTGTATTTAGAATATCTTGCTGGTTATCCACGCCAAAGAAAGGTTCGTTTTGGTCTCGTATATCTTGCTTGGTCTCATCCACAATATCCATACAAAGAACCGATACGTTGAATCGTATTACGTGGTCTGCGAATGTTGCTTGGTTAACCATAATATGCGCCAACGGGAATATCGTTTGCTTGTTAAGGTCAACGTCGAAAATATCCCCAAAGGTTACAACCTTCACCAACGGGTGCGAGGATAGGTATTCGTTTATCTTTTCGGTGGCAAGGTAAAAACTTCTCATTTTTTAATCATTGAAATTTCAATATCGTTTTTCTCTTTCTCAAAGGTTAGGTACGTCAGGGCTTGGTTTATTGGAAGTTTAGTAACGTCTCCAAATTTGAGGACATCTCCTTGAGCAAGCGCATAGATTGATTGATACCATCCCCATCGTTGTCCAAACTGTGCTTCTCTGGTGTATGGGTTTTCACTTCTTTCTCCAAAGAGCGAAGGGTATGCGCCGCTAATACGTTCCCTAAACGATAAAAAAAAACCAGCGCACCAAGCACTACCGAAGCGGGCATCTGCTTCATTAGTTCGTCTCGTTCGTCTGTTGCTTCGTATTTCTCAATATCGTAACGCTCACCTTTTTCCTTTACGACCGGGCGGTATAGTACAGCCATTGCACGGTGCATAGTTGCCCAATCGGATAAGTACGAATCAAGGTCAACAAACTCACCGAATGAAATTTCGTTGAGTGCTGGAATGAATCCGTATTTAACCTCGTTAAGTTCAAAGAATTTCGTTA